TCTTCTTCATAACATTTACGACAACTTGCAGGAATATTACCTTTCAACATGTTTGTGCGCACACTACGCATATAATCGTTATTCCATGCTTCCATAGGTGTTTCGCGGCCAAAGTTTGCTGGTTGACCGTGTTCCATTTTGACTAGTCCTACTGCGTGATCTTCTCCAGCACCACTAGCATTTGCTGAACAACACAAACGCATGTCGCCATTTGGCCTTGTTGCAAAGTGTATCCAAGGAAGTACACAAAAGGTCGAAGAACCGCTGCGTTCTTCAATTTCTCTTTGATACTTTCCTAAATTAGTATTTTCTGAGTTATACCAGAATTTTTCAGTCATTAGTTTTTCGTCCTACAATCATAAAGCGATTATACAGTGGTAATTCTATTTTTCCTGAACACATTACATTTAAATTAGACTGTTTGATAAATTGATCTATATTTTTTACACAACGTATGTGTTCATCTAATTTGTCATAATTGTTACTTTGCAATACTACTAAGGCATTATCTGGAACATTGCTAAGCCACTGTTCGTATTGTGTTTGTGTAATGTGCTCGCAACTGGTGTTTATAACTATATCAGCGTCATACACATAGGTACACATGTCTGCTGTAACTGCTTTAAATTTGCCATCTATTTCCTGATTTTTACAAATAGTGCGAGCAGTTTCTTCACAGGTTTCATCAATATCAACGCTGGTAATATGTTTGATGTTTATATTACTATTAAATAGCAAACTTGCAAGTACACCGTTCCAACCTCCGTGTATTACTATTGTTTTTTCGCTATGATATTGAGGTTGTACGTTCTCTAATATTTCTATCAGCCATATTTTACTGCGTAGTTGTCCCTTCCAGAAACTTTCTAGTGTACGATACCTATCGTTACTATCGCGAATAGCGTCCATCCAAAACATTACATCTTCGATATCAACTTTCATTTTGTTTTCCACAGTGCGGACAATATAGTTTTTTAGGAATCCAATCGTCGCTGTTAGCGATACTCCACCAGCCTTTACAATAATTACAAGTAAAATGCCAAATAGTTTCTTTATCTATTTTCATATTGTTCTCTTATTTTAGGCATGGTTGTTTCAAAAGAACAAACACAATCAGTCTGTTGGCATATTGTAGATTTGATTACTGGCTTAAACTTATCTATAAAATTTGCATCATATAGATTATAATACTCTTTTTCCCCAAATAATTGTTGTCCTCTAGTGCATGCCATTTTGCCGTCTGCTGAAACATGTATCCAATTTACACCAATCGAGCATTTCCATCCTTGAAAATTGTTCATTTTGTTAACACTAATTTTATTGTCTTGTACTTTATATGTTTTATTTAAATTATCTTTAACAGTAACTTTTACTGTTTGATATTTGTTGTTTTTTAAAAACCAGAATATATTACTACGTCGGGCTCTATATTTTTTTAAAATTTTTAATTGATTAGGAGTATACTTAATACTTTGATCAACAAGGTCTTGATATCTTATTGTCCACTTTCGTTTGCTTTTTTTTAAAAAATCTACACAATCTATACATTGTTGCCAAGCAAGTGAATCCATTGGCACTGACACACTTACAATTACATTTTGTTCATACAACCAATCGCATAAATCACGAAAGGCAGGCAAATCTACATATTGATGGTGACAACTTAATTGCACCCTATCAAAATATTTGCCATACTTTTTCCACCAAGACAGTTTTTTTGAACCGTTCGAAGTCATAGAAATTAAACAAGGAAAATTTTCTTTGCAAAAATTTATAATTTCGCCTAGTGCCGGCCAATGACTAGGTTCGCCGCCACTAAAATGAATATCAAAGATTTTTTTATTTGTATTGTTTTGATAATATCTTACTAAATGTAAAATATTTTTTTTAAATATTTCTGCATTAGGAAACTTATGTGTACCTAAATTACTTCCTGGCCAGCAATACCAACATTTATAATTGCAAACGTTGCTAATAGTAATATCTAAATGCAACACTTCCTCATTCCAATTATTGTTAACTTCTACTATTTCCATTTTGGTATTTTACTATCCGCTGAACTAACACATGTAGGTGTTATACACTTACGTGGTTGTTTAAATATTTCAAATCCGTCTGTTAAGGTTCCTATAGGCTCGTCGTGACAACTGTATGAACGTTTTACTTCATTTTCACGTATAACTATGCCTTGATATCCTGCATTGCAATTCCATCCTTTAAATTTGTTAAAGCCAAACGCATTAAATCTTTCTGCTTGATCTAATTCGTACTCTTTGCCAGTTTTGTCATAAAGAGCAATTTGTGCTATTTGCTCTCCTTGCCACTGTTGCGGAAATCCTGTTTGCATTCTGTGTATTTGGTCTTCATTGTATCCATGTACCACGAAGGAGGCGGTAGGATCGGACTGGGGCTTAAGAGTGACATTGATACCTCTGGCGGCAAATCGTTCCAAGCGTTCGTAAAGTTCTTCAAACCTTTCTGGAACCATAACTTGATTAATTGTAACAAAGACTCCTCCATTCATAAGTTGTAAACACTTATCACTAAACTCTTGCTCTTTAGCAAATTCATCGTGAAAACTTGCCGTTACACTTCGACGCTGCAAAGTTTTAGTTGCTTCTAAATACTTATTCCACCACTTGCTTCCTGGGGACAGATTTGTGGTCATGTGTATACTTTGATATTCAGGTGCATCATCATTACAGTAATGTTCTACAAGAGGTAAAAAGTGTTTGTTTGCTGTTGGTTCTCCGCCGCTAAAACTAAAGTGGTAATCTGTAAAACCATTGTTTTTAGCCTGTGCCTTGATACTATTTACGGTATTTATGTACAATTCTAAAGGTTTGGTGTCTTTGACACTAGATCTTGCGTATGGCCAGCAATAACTGCACTCATAATTACAATATCTTGTGGTTATCCAGGAAACTGTAAAAAGATGGCTCTTTAGAAGAGTTTTCTGGCCAAAATGAGTAATATCATTCCATGGTATGTTAGTATAATCTGTCATCGTCTTTTATCATAAAGCATGTTAGAACATGCCTTTGCACAGGTCATACATTTGTTTTTGCTTGACCAATACTCTTCTATTCCGTTGTAAATAAAATTGTTGCTATGTAAAACTTTATCTTTACAGTTTGGCACTCCGAGTTTCTTCATTATTTCTTGAGTTTGATACATACTTTTATTACGCAGTATGTGTATAGGCAAAGTCTCTTTTATAGGCTGTTCTAAGTAATCACTGCCAATGTAACAGCAAGGAAGAATATTGCCATAAGGATCTATGTAAATTGATTGTTCTTCTACGCATCTAGGTTTTATTGTTGCATTTTCTAAACTAGTGGATAATACATCTTCGTCTAATAAACTTGTAAGAGTGCTGTTAGGTTTATTGTAAAATCTTTCTGTTACGGCTCTTTCTAAAAGATATTCTACATCTCCTGTATTATTATGTACTTCAAATGTATCCATTTCATAAAATCTATTTGTGCTAATAAATTGAACATTCTGTACTCCTAAACCTTTTAAATATTTTTCTAACTCGTCAACGTCATTTTCGTTATGAGCGAATACTAAACTATCAACTCGAGCATTGCCTCCAGCATCTATAAATGATTTTAGATTTTCGATCACTTTATCAAACTTTGTGTTTTTCCTATATAATTCGTGTTTACCTTTAAACCCGTCTACTGCAAAAATTACCTCAATATTATATTGTGCTAACTCCTTCCACCATTCTGTGGATCGCATTCCTCCATTAGTATGTATTGCTAATCTTGTATGCGAATTTATACTTCTTACATATGAAAAAATTTCTAAACAATCCTGAGCAAAGGCAGGATCTCCATAATTGCCACAACTATAAAAATTAGTTAACTGTTGTAAGAAATTTTTAGGAAACCATTCTTTAAATTGATCAATGCTAATATCGCCATTACGAATAAATGGCCTTGTGGCGCCGCCATGATAATTTCTAGCACACATCGGACATTGTGCTTGACATTTATCAGTTAATTCTATGTGTACTTGTTTAACACTGTTAACTTGAAACATTAAATTGCTCTCGAAGCCATTCAAAGTTATTAATATTATTCAAGGCTTCTATATTTTCAATGTTATTTAACGCATATTCTTTGCCTTCTTCAGCACCACGTTTAGCATCTTGTCTAAATTGTGCATCAGGCACAGGGTGTAACCATGCTTCCAAACGCTCTTTACTTTCTTCGTCGTTGTTAAGTGTAAGTTTTACACACTCACGGAATGCTGAACGCCAAGTGCTAAACGCATCTGTATTAAATTTAGTAATATTACTTACTTCGGATACTGCTTTGAATTTGGAACTGATACTAGTTGTCATGTCAGTGCTGTTTACATCGACGCCAAGTGTTAACTGTTTTGGTAATAGTTTAACACCGCCATAACCGTACTCCATTCCGGTAACTGGATTTTTAGTACGCCATACATGTACCATGTCGTGTTCCCACCTAGGAACTTGATAAGCAAAATTAAAACTGTCTACAAGTTCTGCATCACCATCAACTACCCAAAACATATCTGTATTTGCTAAGTTGGCTGCTGCAATATGTGCTTGATGAATTCCTTTTACACCGTGTACTCTTTTTGCATTA